AAACCATCACGACCCCACATCTCCAACAACCCCACTACACCCCAACCCAAACCAATCGCATCAACTTTCACGGTAACGATGTGTGGTGACCCCCCCACTCCGGGTGGTCGCGCAGGCCCCCCACCCCCTCGGAAACCCATATGGGATAAGGGTTTTAGAGCCTCTTTTTCGTTTTTTGTGTTTTCGACTGTTTTTTGGTCATTTGAGGCATATTCTATAAGGGTTTCCGAGGCGAACGTGCGTTCGTTTTTGGTTTGCCCATAATACCCCTTATGTAAAGCTAAGTTACCGTCTAGTATGTCAGGAAACCCTTTGTTTGTAAGGGTTTGGGCATCATATTCGGCTTGTTGGATGTGTCGAAGGCACACGTTGGCGACATCTACAGCGTTTGCGTTCTCTGATCCACTACTTGTGTGGATGATTTGGACTGTCCAGCCATCGGCTCTAGCGATCACGAACTCGTCACCACCATCGGCTGCTATGTCTATTCCGAGTCTTATGTGGTGTCCGGGGGCAGGGTTTTGGTTGTTTGTTGCGTCTTCTATCCAGGTTGAAGGGATTACACGGTTTCCTGTGACTTTAGGGAACTCTGCGTGAACGCGAGCTTTAACGAAGGCTGAGGTTTCGCCTAGTTCGCTAATAACGTCTTTTACCCATGTTTCATCTACTAAGTGGTCTGCTAAAGAGTGTGTACCTACTGATGGTGGGCAGGTTTTGCAGTTGCCTACTTGCTCCCCGGTGAAGTTCGGTGTATCAAAGGCCGATATAGGGATCGTGTTGTAGAGGGGGCTGTTGCAGGCTCTTTCAAACCAACTGTTTTCGTTGTCTGTAGGGGGGTTTCCTAAAAGTAGTAGTTTTGTGTTACCACCTGTCATTAAGGCTTCTAAGGCTGTTCCTATAGTGTCCTGCACACCACCTGCCTCATCGACCACTACCAGTAGGTTCGGTGCATGGATACCTTGTAGGGCTGTTTCGTTGTACTGTGCCGGGGCGAAACCGAAAGCTGCTTGAATACCGTCTATTTTCCATTCCACAGTAAGGGCTTCCCCGTCAAGGTGATGTACTGCATGGAGTTTCCGTATATGGGACCACAAAATGTTTCGCACTTGCCTAAACGACGTTGCTGTAGTGACCACCTGAGAAGTGCCTTTAGGTTGACTCATCACCCACCAAGCAACCATGCGAGCTGCAAGATGGCTTTTTCCCGGTGCGTGGCAAGCTGGTACGGCCGTTCTTTTGTTATCCCTTACAGATTCAAGGATTTCGCGTTGTTTAGACCACAATTGTTCTCCGAGGCCGCGCTCAATAAAGCCAATTGGGTCATTCGCATACTGGCTCCAAGGGTTATCGTTCAGTTGCTGCAAAACCTGTAAAACGGTCTGTTTCTCTTTGCTGGTAAGGGTTGCAAGCCAAATCTTGCGTTCTGCGGGCTTCGCATCCTTCAGGAACTCGACAAGATCCTGGCTGGTTCGACCTTTAGGGCTTATCGAGGAGGTTAGCAATTCGGTTCTCCAATTCATCTACCGACACTTCCAATCGCACAGCACCCGAATCAGCCCCGGTGAGTTCAACACGATTCTGTTTCCCATATTTTGCTTGCTGAGTACGCTCCAGGTACCATGATGCAGCTTGCCATGAGCCGTCACTAGCGGCCCTCTGAATGACCATAACCATTCTTGCCTCTGCTTCAGCCTTCGCACCAAGGACTGCCTCTCTAAACTCCTTATATGGGGAGCGAGCCTTCTCCCCTTCACCCTTACTCATCCAGGTGTAAAAGGTTGAAATACCAACGTTCGCTACAGTCGCTGCTGTTTCTGCATAGTTGCCAGCGCGAACGAGATCAACGATCTTGTCAGCTTTGTCTTTTGTAAGTTTTGTTGGTCGAGCCATGATTGAACGAGATTAGACGATGGTTTGTAACCCGGCAACCAGTAAAACTGAAACATTTTTCGCCGACCCTCGCCGCGCTCGGAGACGCGGTTTTTGGGTGTTTTGTGTGTGTATGTTGGGTGTATGTAGGGGGGTTTAGTTGTTGGTGTGTATGGGTTTGGTGGTGTTGGGTGTGAAATCTGTGTGTTGGAGGTAGGTGTTTTGTTGTGTGTTGTTTTGGTGTTTGTTTTGTTGAAACCAGCGTATTCCGTGTGTGATGTTGACTGTTCCGTAGGCTATTGCGGCGAATATGAAGCCGTATTGTTTGGTTGTGTAACCGTAAACAATCCATAGGAGTTCGTTGGTGAAAGCCATGAACCATCCGTACCATTTCTTTTGTCCAATGGTGAAGAGTGCAATAACGCCGAGTGTTCCAAGGATGTATGACCACATAAGGTTGTTTACTCTACACCTAGAGGGTTTTGGCACTAGGCCCTGAAACGGCTTCCCCCGCCACAAAAATTAGGGGCGTTCCTCAACCTTGTAGTTGTAACTGTTGGAATCCTCGGAATACCATTTTGAGGTGTTCTCGACACCAAACTTGTGTGTATTGATCTGTCTATCAATGAGCTTGTGACCTATTTTGGTGGTGAACGAAGGGTCAAATACGGTGATTCTGTTGTTGGGTTGGATCGCATAGTTGCCGTCATCACGTTGGATGACATGACCACATTTGTGTTGTCCAGGGTTCTCGCTGTAACCGAAGTTCAGGTAGTTCGTTTCCGGGGAGTGCCAATCTAAAGTAAACAGGTAGTTACCTACAATTGGTTCGTTATATCGGTTCAGGTATCGCATCTTCATATCGGTCAACTGGCTGAATATGGTGACTGTGAGATTGGGTGAAAACGAGTTCCATAACACCAAATCGTAGATATTGGCTTCCGGGGTGTTCTCAGCTGCACAGAAAGCGTTTATTGGCATCCTCCACCAAATACCACCATCTTCCATCAGGAAGTGAAAAACAGGGGCGCGATCAGGGATGCTGGCTACCCCAAATATGACACAAGGGAAGTATTTGTCAAATGAGTCCTGCTGATTGCGTAAAAAGTTCCCCCGCACAAAACACTCGATAGGGGGGATGTTCGCATTCAGTTCAGGCACTAGGGTTCTCCAGTTCTCGGATACGAAGTATGTATCAGGACTGAGACAATAATCGGGTTTTAGTGTCCTCAAACCACGCTGGGTTCACGGTTGCCATGTAAGCCAGGCTAGATAGCGAGATGTCAGACTTGTCAAAAGTGACAATTTTGGTGAAATCTAATTTCAGGCCGTTGTAAGCAATCGCATCCAACACATCGGCTGGTGAAAGGTATGCTTCGCCTTCCAAAATGTCGTTTAGGAAGTCACAAACCTGTTCAACCATTTTGATTTGTGTTTCAACTACCTCGATTAGTGGGTTCTTTTTCATTTTGATATCTCCTCGTTTATTGTGGTAATTATGGCTTCATTGTTGCCAACCGTTTTTGGGGTTGACACCATTTTTTGTGCGTGATTATGCAACATACATTGTTCCGATTCTTCAAACCATGCGATCACATTGGCGATTGTCACATTGATGTTGTTCATTTATCTAACCTGGGCTTGATGAGATCCTCCAAGGCTTCAATGATGTTGGCTATGCGTAATTCGAGGGTTTGAATCCTTTTCTCTATCGCATCCAGCTGCATCGCCGGGTTTGGGAAAAAGATCTTTCGCGCATCCTCACTCATTGACTCAATATACATTTCCTCTTCCATAATTGTCCTTTCTAAGTGGATTTTCTCTTTCATGTTAAATCTCAAACCAATCAGTCCATATTTCGCTAGGGTGTAACCCCATTCTTATCGCATACCTGTCTGCGGCCCATTCATTGATTTTGGTGTCGTTCTGCATCCACTTATACAGCGTGTAACGGCAAGTGTCTAAGCTTTCTGCCATTGTCGTCACCTCTGTTTCCGGGTCAAATAATGTGAGCAATTCTTTTGCAAAAAAGAACTTAATCTGTCTCTTTTTCCGTGTCTTGATCATCTTCCACCTTTTGTTCTTCCCACTCACAATACGAACAAATACCGTCTTCGTTTTTCTGATTCATACAAGTACACCGAGAATGAGGGTTTTCCTCCCTCGCGGTGTAACGCACATAGGCGTACTCCTCTTCTGACATATCCTCCACACTTCTCCCTATTCTCATGCTTTCCCCTTTGTTATTGTCCAGTTGATGCTGGAATCTTCACCTTTTTGTTGATTTCCTTTGATAAAGCTGCAATTGTTTTCATCAGTCGTTCCTCATCCCCTCGACCAACATAAACCCTGCTTAAAAATGATAGAGCGTTCTGTAAGTCATTCAAAGTCATAAAAAACCTCTCTAGGTCATGTTGGGGGAGATGACACTACCTTCTTTCTTTTTCCTCTCGGTTTCAACGATGGTAACGAAGGACTAATCCACTCCTCACCCCAAATAAGTACCGGGTGTAAACCTAGACGTATCGCATAACGGTCAGCTGCGGTGAAATGGATGTTTCTTTCGTTGTTGAGATATTTATACACAGTTGGCACAGAACAACCTAAAAGTTCTGCTATTACCTGTGGATCAGGATTGTATTTCCACCGTTCCATCAACGGTTTCGGTGAAAGAAAAACTGAGAACTCTGAAACCCTTTTAGTCATTGGCTTTCGTTGGCCGATAAAGAGCAACTCGAACTTGTTTTGAACCCTCAAATGGTTCAAGCCTCCATTCAGTCCTTTTTAACGGCTTTCCTTTCTCATCAACTTCTTGAATGTAATGCTCATACATCCATGTCATAACGCGTTTCATGCGTCTAAGTGATTGACATGGTGCGGTACAGGATCAGTTTCCCCCGGCGCAGCCGACTCATATCGGACAAGTAAATCTTCAGCCATCTCCAACTCCTGCTCCATAGCTTTACGAAGCAAACGTTCCTGTTCCAATTCAGCAACCAGGTTCGCATATCTGTCAGCCAGCAGCTCATACTGTTTCAATAGGACTTGGGGGAGCGTGGATGTGGCGACTGACATAATGGGTCAAGAGTAGATCACCCTTTAGTGAAGGTCAAGCATCCTCAATCTCGGTACAGATATTCGTACAGTTTGATCGCCGACTTGTCGAGGTGCAGTTCTGACACCGAAGTTGTGTAGCCAAGCCCGGAGCAGAACACTTCCCACCAATGCCATCGCATACGGCCAAATAAGGCTTGAGGGATACCCATTGACTCATACCAAGCCGAGGGCAGTCCAGCAGCTTTCAACAGCCCTTTCGGTACAGGCCCAAGAGTGACCGAAATATGGGTCAGCACTACAGGAACATGAGGGGCGCGTTGTGCTGCAATAGTCAACTGCTCCCAAGGGCAACCGAACGCATCAAGGTCAATGATGTCAAACACCGTCAAATCCATCCCTTTCATGGCTTTACGGTTGTCACCCATAATCACGTTGGGGTTCACATATTTGCGTTTCTCAATACCGACCGTTGTTACTTGCAGTTCCGGGCGTTGCCGTTGAATCTCTTTCCACACCAGCCCCTGACCAGCGAACGCATCAAGCACATGGATTTTGTTTTTGCCGATCTTGTCTATGAGTTCCAGGCGTAAGCGAACCTTCGTGCGTAGATGGCTGTTTTCGGTGAAAACCTGTCGCATTAGTTGTTTGCTGTAACTATCTCGACACCATCAACACCCTTACAAGCCTTCTCAATGGCCGCAGTAATCATCCCTTGCTGAGAGGTAGGGGCTTTAACCAGCCAATAGCAGTATTGGAAAGGATCAAGGTTTCGTTTCCTTTTGTCGTTAG